GTCTCAAGGGTATTCTTGATCTTCTCCTGATTTTCTGGATTTGCCAGATATTCAAGAATTGGTCTAATAATGAAAAACTTTAATAGACCACCTAAAATACCAAGTAAACCTTCCCAAAATCCTTTTATTGGTAAACCCTTAAAAGGAGATTTTAAAGTCTTTGTCGATAGTCCCTGCGCTTTTGTATAATTGGGAGTAAAATTTTGTCTTGCTTCTTTTTTCTCTTTCTTTAGTCTATTAAGCTCAACACCATATAAACCTTTTAATGATGCACCAATACTGTTTAAAGCATTACCAATGCTATTAAGTGATTTGAGTTGAGCTGACTGGGATTGTACTAGACTCTTCCCCAAAGGACCAGCATCCCTTACCGCGTCAGCACTAATATTCGGAGCTTTTACAAACTTGTATATATTTAACTTCTGTTGTATTGCCATTATTTACTGCTGAGGTTGTGCTACAGGAACTCTAACAGGCACCCTGACATAATTATTTATAGGTACACCCTTAGGTATTGCAACTAGTTTTTCAACGACAATAGGAACTTGCTGAACTTCAATTTTTGTCTGTAGTGCTAATTCTCTACTCTTTTCATCCATAGGATTTCTCATACGAGATCTACTCATTTGACCACCAAGAACTGTAGGATCAACACCTAATTCTGCCGATATATCAGTAAGTGCATCTTGGAAACTTCTGTTACCCATTGCTTGTCCCATAACAGCAGCAAGAATACCAGTAGCATTACCTTCCTGAAATACTTCCTGAAGGGATCCCATTCCACCCATTGCTTGGGGGTCTGGTAAACCAAGCATCTGTCCAAAACCAGTTGATGCCATAACACCAGGAAGCATCTGAGCAATCTTAGCAACACCTTGATTTTCTTCTAAGAATCCCCCAACACCTTGGAAAAAACTTTGCATACCTTGAGGTAACATTCCAGGTAATGCACCTAATGCGCCACCAAATCCTCCAGTAAGGAATCCCTTCATAACACCACCAAGACCATCACCAAAGGTACTATTCAGTCCAGCGAAGAATGTACCTTCCGCACCAAAAGTACCAGGGAACATACCACCCAGAGCACCCATACCACCAACGATGGCACCCATAATATCGCCTTGTGATAGAGCAACAACTGCTCTAATACCCGCCATGATGGGAGCAACACCAGGAATAAATGATAATCCCAAACCAACAACTTGACCAATTGGAGAATTTAAGAATCCTCCAATTGCATTACCAACACTACTAACTGCTTTCTTTATACCATTAAATGCGCCACTAATTGCCTTACCAACAGATTTGAATACTTTACCTAAAAATGCCTGAGGGAGATTATTAGGAAGTTGACCACCAGAACTGAAATTAAATAAATTACTAAAATCAATATCACTAGTTTTTACATCAGAAGATTCATTAGGTTCTTCTTTAGGTTTAGGAGACCCAACGCCAGGAAGACCTAATTTAGCTTTAAATATCTCCCACCCATCTTTTAGACTTAATGGATTATATCCATAAAAATTATTAAGAATACCCTCTTTAGTTAAAGGTTGCGAAAACGGATTACCAGAAGGACCATCAGCAGGAATATCACCATATGCCAGTTTTAAATAATCAGCAATTGGATCATCCAATTCCGGTTTAGAATATGCTTCATCGAAAGGATTTTTCGGAAGATTAATACCAGAACCATCAGAACTTCCTGCTCCTCCTCCACCTCCTCCACCGCCATCGCTGCTGCTACCGCCGCCTCCGAAGAGACCACCGATTATATTACCAGCAGCATCAACTAAAGATCCTCCAGCATTTAGAGCAGCACCAGCTAAAGGAAGACCATCAGGTGCCAGATATAACTTGAATGTGCCGTCAGTTACACCCTTGATAAATGCAGATTTAGAATCTTCAGGAACAGGAGACAACCCCTTTTGTTGACGAGGCAATGCTAATACACCCTTCAGCAAAGCAGCCATAGGATCGAGTTGCACTGATGTTTTAGTGTCAGGTATCCAATTCCGACCGTCCCATACTACAGGTTGACCATTCAATGTAGCCTTTTGACCTATAGGTCTTCCAGGAACAGTATTTGCTTGACCAGTGGGAGCAGCAGTATCTACTTTACCGGTTACCTTAGTAGATTTACGCGGATCATCTTTAGTTAAATGTATTAAACTAAGATAAGATTTTGGATTACCGGATCCGCCACCAGTTCTACCATCTTTTTGAGTATCTGCTTCAAAATGAATATGTGGTCCTGTAGATCTTCCTCTTCCAGGATCATTAATACCACCACCAGATCTAGCAATTGGTGTATATGCCTCAACTTTAGTACCGGTTCTAACTAATAATTGAGATAAATGAGCGAATCTAAGTTGAATGCCTCTACTAGGAATCCAAATATCAACTACTTGACCATAATTCCCATATGTACCAGCTCCCATCACCTCACCAGGTTCTTTAACTGCAATATAAGTACCGCTAGGAACAGCAATATCAATACCACCATGATGACTACCAACTTCACCTGTTACAGGATGAGTTCTAGTTCCATATCCAGAGGAAATGGGAGCATCGCCACCACCGATTTGCATTCCAGGTGTAGGAGTAGTATCTTGAGGTGTTGGTCCTGGTGGAGTAGTGTCTGGTGCTGAGATGGAAGCAGAACTGCCCTGAATCTGCTTCAGTTTTTTCAGAAAATCCTTCCATTTGAATCCCCTTTTAGCAGCGTTTCTTCCAGATGCACTATCAGCATAAGTTTGATCCTCAGTACCACCCAATCTTCTAGCATTTATGGGACCTTGAGGGAATCCTCTCCATGTACCCGCCAATACACTACCGAATGCTTCGGCAGACATTCTTTTCGCTAAGAAAGCCTGCATGTTGTGCGGAGGAGCGTTCAACATAGCAATTGTTATCTTATCCTGCACTCCAGGAGTAAATTTAGTGTCGGCATTAAATCCCGCAACGACTGCTCTACCGGCAATGTAAGCTGGCATGTGCTGATATCGACCAGCAGCACCACTTCCAGATCTTCCCTGAAGATGTGCGTAGCTAGCAATTTCTCTAATGGTACATTCTGTTAATTTCTTAGCCGCAGTACCATTTACAGCATCATATCCAGGTGCTTCTACCGATGCAATCAAATCAAGGATTGCCTTTTCTTTTCCGCCAGCGGTAGATACACCAGGATCAACACTACCTTCACTATCCGGTACAGCAGGAGATTGCTGCACTGGTGGAGTTGCTGTTCCATAGGGGTTATCCTCTCCTTCAGGAACCCAATTATTTCCATCCCAAACTACAGATTTACCACCTAATGTAGCCTTTTGACCAACTGCTGGTCGGTTTGCACCCGGCAAGAACGTAGTTTTACCTGATTGAACTACACCACCAAATAATGACTTGAAGAAATTCATGCCATATGTAAATCCTATCTTCATAGGATCGGTGATTACTCTCGGATCTGGAACCATCATTCCCCAAATAGGGAAACTTGATACCCAATTTCCAATACCTGGTGTATTTTTAATCCAATCAGGTACATCAGGAAATTTTACCTTATCAACACCCCTATACCATTGGTTCCAAGCGCCACTAACCCAATTGGAAGCACCCTCAGCACCTGATTTAATTCTCTCGATACTAGTATTCCACCCTGCCTTCATTTTGGCAAAGGTTGCCTCTTTACCGGCACCCTTGACCATATCGTAAATTAACTCACCACCAAACTGACCAATAAGACTACCAACAATAGTACCAATAATAGGTACGGGTAAAAATGATCCAGCAGCAGCGCCAATTGCACCACCAATAGACTGATATGCTGCCTTTTCTCCTTTCCCTTTGATATCAAATATTATATTACCCTGATCGTCAACGTCTAAAATAGACAGTGCAAAGTGAATTAATGTTCCAACTACAGGAATTCTACTGAAAAAACCTTTTGCCCCACTAAAAATACCTTTAACTCCTCTCCAAAGCATTCTGGGAGTCTGCTTTAATCCCTGATTAATAAATCCAGGTACTCTACCGGGACGACGAATACCTACCCTGGCATAATCAAAAATACCTGCCTGTTTTGCTTTAATTCTTTGTAGAGAAGTTTTTAAACGGCTAAGTCTATCAACTCTGCTTCTCTTAAGTATAATATCTCTCTTTCTTGTCGGAGGTATTTTAGTTTGAGTTTTGGGATTCTTACTACCACCTGGTGTCTGTGCACTAGGATCTACACCTGGCACTTGAGGTGCTCCTGCTGCTCTTTCGCGAGCATTTAATAAATCAAGAACTCCAAAAATTAACCCAAAAGGATCAAGTAACAGTTTCAGTCCAATGATGCCGATTAGGATTTTTCCTAACCCCTGCAATCGATCACCAAAGGTAGAATCTTCACCAAATAATGATGTAAATCCATCTAGTAGGTTATCTTGTACTAACCAACTAGTAAATGCAGATATTTTATTCCATACAAATTGGAGCTTCGTTAAGAAGAGCTCCATCTTCTTTTTATTTTCAGGATCACCAACGATCTGCAGAATAGTTCTAACTGCTGCAAAAGTTACTAAACTAATTAAGAATTTGGCTGCCGCAGCTAATAAACCCCCAAAACCTCCAAATAGAGATTCAAATAACTTTGATCCCCAACTCTTATCTTTACCTGTTAGAGTACCAGTTTTAGCAATACCAGAAGCAGCACCCGGAGATGGGCGATTTTCAATTTCATCTTCTCTAGCAGCGTCTTGTTCTCTTCGTAATCTACGACGTTCTGCTTGTTCTTTTAACTTATCATTTTTAATAGATGACATTGAGACTGAATACAGCCCCTTTAAAGTCTGATCAATACCACTCAGACTTGCAGTAATATTACCTAATGCCCTTACACTGGAATTTGCAAGAGGCGTAACAACCTTTGCGATTGCTATGCCCCTATCAGAAGATTCTGGTTGACCTCCTGTAAATTTATATGCATCCAGTTTTGCCACTTAGTTTTATCCTTGTGATCTTTGTCTTTCTTTCATGCGCTGTTCTTCTTCTTTAAGGAAGTCAACTAACATGCTTATATAAATGTCCTTCTCCCATGGCATCAAGTTTTCAATATGATCAATTGCCCACTTATGATGATGTATTAATGCAAAATTAGTTTGATAGTAATTTATCAAACTAGTATGCATAAGGGCTAAGCGAAAAAAGCCGATAAACCCTCAAGTTTAACTTCACTTTCCACGTTAGTGTTGGGATTCATAACCTTTACAGTATGCTCAAGTTTTGGCATAGTTTCAAAGAATTCTTGAATCTGTTTAAACTGAGCAGAACTCATTCCATCAAAGAATTCTAAAAGTTCATTTTGAGGAGTATCTTTACAATCATAAACTTGATTGGGATCTGCAATGCTTTGAACACAGTTTGCTGCCATCTTAAACATTTGCTCAACACCTGGTGTTTCACCGTCACCAAAATTCATTTCAACAAATGACTTTAGGGTGGGGTATCCCATAGTCAAGATAATTTCGTCAGATAATTTAATTTCTTGTTTATGACCTCTTGTTTTTTTAACAGCGATCTCATCCAAAGGAATTTCAGCTTTCACTTCAGTTACGCCATCATCTGGACACAGAATGTTTACTTCAACAGTTTCACCAACAGACTTAGTACGAATTTGCAAGAAGACAAATTCAATATCAAACGTCGGCAACTTTGAAATATCCTGTAAGTCAGTGCATTCTTCAATAATATCGGAGATTGCAGTAATGATATCTTCTTGTTCACCAGTTTCGGTAGCGATAAGAAGTTTCTTTTCTTCCTTTACAAGAAATGGTCTAAAGTTAACTACCTTACCAGTAGAAGGTAGTTTCATCTTATAACGAGGGGTGTCTAATTTAGGTAATGCCATAGTAGTTCAATTCAGTAATTTTATTTATGAGAGTATCCAAATCATCAATCAAATCGATCTTCCGATTTTGGAAGGTTTTCTCTAAGTCTAGAGGTGCCATAGTTATCAAGTTGAGGTTTAGCTCGATTGTGGGGGATAAATCTATACCTTTCAAAATTCAATCCAACACCATAAGTTATCAGTCTAGCATCATTGTTATTTAACTGAGCACTTCCGATGTTAAAAGGAAACACATTTTGAAGTTCAAAACATGCTGTCAATTCATTCAGTCGGGGAACGTACTTATTCCGCCCAAATTGTTGACGAATTTGACTATCATAATCAGGATCTTGCCATGCGTCAGGACCAAAACCTCTTTCAAATTTATATATTCTCAATCGTTTACAAACATAATTATCATAATCTTCAATATATTGATTTGAATCAGCAATAATAGTGTTCATCCATGCTTCAAATAACATTCTAATCGAATGATCTCTTGGCATCATAAAAGTAATATTAATCTGACTATATGCTGTGCCTGTCACATACTTATATGGTGCTCCTTGAGTGAGGATTTGTCCTGTAGTTAATTGTTTACTTGGTAAATTAACAGCAGTAGCGTACATATTAAGTTGACGCATCATCTGCTTATTGGCGTGACCCCCTTGAAATTTCTGGTATAAGGGATTATCACTCTTATACATCAAAGTGTTTGGTGGAGAAAATATAACAGAATACAGATTGCCCACTGAGGGATCTGTACCCTTAGAGCTAATATAATCACGAAAAACTGCGTGACTATCTCTACGGGCTGATTGAGTATTTGGAATTCCGTCTGCCATTAGACCTTAAGCTCCTTTTCCGTAATGATTTTGAATTCCCATTGATGGTCTTTGCAAAATTCAGTAGCTGCTTTCCATTTTGCTTTATTTACTGCCCAAGTTGTAACCTCACTTATATATCGTTTTGTCATTCTTTTTTGTGTTTTGGGTTCTTTTGTCTGTTTTAAAGGTTTTACCTCCACCAGATATTTTTGATTGTTTATCTTGACATAAAAATCTGGAAAATATCTATGATGTTTGCCGTCTACAGGCGAAATATAGGGAATAATAATTTCTTCACTACCCCATTCTTGAATCGAATGAGTAAGATCACACCACTTCATAAATTTATACTCCCAAGATGACCGGTAAATCACATTACGGTGATCCCCTTTATACTTCTTGGGAAAGGTCACAGTGTATTTCCCCTGATAACGCATAAATAAGTACAGACCATATGTATATTTAGGTATATTCTTTAATGACGATATACAGATACCCTGCTGAACCGGTGGTGGCGGAAGAAAATAAATCAATGGTAGAACCAGGGACTCTGGCAACTGACTATTTAATGCTCCATCGGCATAGATTGAAGTATAAGGACGGAAAAGCAGGTAACAACTTCTATAGTAGAAAAACACCAGGCAACCATCAAAGAGTCCAATATGACAACAATGTTGTCTATATTGCAATGCCACCCAATATCCAAACGTCATATGGTCCAGCATATAAGAGAATGGATATCGGTGTTGCGGGTGTCACACTAGCTCAGATGTTGGGTGATAAGGATATGAGCAGTGTTGCTGACAAATTGCAAGATGCCGCAAAAGCAGCAATTCCTGAATTCAGCACAGGTTTTGCGATCAATATGGCTAATAATTTCAACTCATTTCTTGGTCTTCAGGGTGGTATTGACTTGAATACCATTGAGCAATTAAGAAATGGTAGAATCTTTAATCCATTCTCAGAACAAGTTTTTGCAGGTATGAGTTTTAGAACTCATAACTTTGCTTTTAAGTTCTTCATCAGAAACGAAGATGAAGCAGCTCAGGTATACAAAATTATTAGATATATTAAAATGGGTTCTTTACCTGATATTCAAGGCGGTAAGTTTGACGAAACATACGTCAATAAAAACAAAAAATTTAAACAAGCTAGCGGAACAGGGGATGACAGAAAATCCAAAAGGGATAAAAAGGATATCTTTGATCGAGACTTCATTGAAGACTTCAACGAAGGTTATGCTAATGACGACCGTTATTTTACAGTTCCCGATCGGTTTGACCTAAGATTCTGCAGATTTAAAACAACTGTAGATGACGAACCCGATCGATTCGTAAAACCAGGAGAAAGAGATGGTGGTGAAGTAGACGACGGAAGAAGAGATCTACACTTCAAAATCTATCCTTCAGTATGTACTGGTATGCAAGTAAACTACACTCCAGACAATCAATATATCTCTAGAAAGAGACCATCCAAAGAAGCAGTTGATGTTCCCGCTGTTGTTGTCTCATGTTCATTTACTGAAACTAGATTATTAACAAGAGCAGACGCAAAGAAAGGTTACTGATATGGCATCCTATTTTTCATACTTACCAAATATATACGTTGCTGAAGGTATGGGCGATGATGAAAATTTTCGCTATACCTTAGTAAAAAATATTTTTCGTAGAGTTAGAGTTAAAGATAGAATCAAAGATTACATAACTCTTACAGAAGCATATTATATTGGAGATTTTGAAACTCCAGCGACTTTAGCATCAGACTTTTTTGGTTCTACTCAATATGATTGGGTTATCTTAATTATTAATAACATCACTGATTTTTACGAACAATGGCCTAAAAGTGAAACTGAACTAATGAAGCATGTACAAGATATCTACGATAATCCAAGTTCAGTTCATCATTACGAAACACTTGAAATTACAGATGATGATGGAAATATTATTGTCCCTGCAGGCATTGAATGTAATAAGGACTTTGAAGCGTCTACACCAGATGGATCTGCTTTTAGTGCAACGAGTTCTAGAGTAGCAGTTACTAACTATGAACATGAACAATTTTTAAATGAAAAGAAAAGATACATCAAAATACCTACACCAGCAGTTCTTAACTTCATGGAACAGGAGTTTAATGATCTTGCAGGATATGATCCCTGCCCAGAACTTGATGAAGCAGGTAATAAGAAAACAAAACTCAGTATCGTATCTAAATTCCTTAATAGTTCTGGTTATGTTGGTCAAGGTGCAACACCTCTTGCAACAGGAAGCGGATCTAGTGTAGGATTCGACTATGGTCCTACAGCAGCTGCAACTACTACAAGCACAAGTACAACATCAACAGCAGCGACATCAACATCTACCACAAGTACGACTTCAACCGGAACTAGTGCTGGAGCGTCATCTAGCAGTTCTTCAAGTTCTAGTAGTTCTTCAAGTTCTAGTAGTTCTAGCAGTTCCTCAAGTTCTAGCGGAAGCAGCGGAGGAGGATATTACGGCGGAGGATACTAAAAACCCTACAGACAAAAAAATACCCCGAGTTTTTTTCGGGGTATTTTGGTAATAAAAAGTTGATTTTGGTTTGGGGGTTATCGTACAAACTTATTGGGTTGATATCCCTTAGGATTAAATGGTTTGCCAATTCTTGGATTTACATATTTTGTAGATCCGTCGCCAGCGGGTTCATACCTTCCACCCTTACCAAATAGTTTATCGTATCTATTGGCACCAACTGTACGTCCAGTTCCACCTGAACCCATTGGATCTCCAACAACTTTAGTTCTCTGGTAGTTAGTTCCACCTGTTCTATTTGTTTTTACTGGTTTAAAATCAGTCATCTGATTAGGACCAGATGCTTGTTTAGTATTAAAACGACCGCCACTTCCGGTGGGAACTGCATATCTATATTTGGTCTTGAACTTATTCTTTTTCTGAAGGTTTGCAAGTCTTTTTTCCTGCCCTCTCTTTTTACCTGCTAGAGTATCTCTAAACTTAGGTTCTTCTGGAGGTTCAGTAGTGCGATCTTTGCGAACCTTTGGAGGTTCTTTGCGAACCTTCTTATCTTTTACTCTCTTAATTTTCTCAACCTCAGGTTCATTCTCCTTTTTAGGTTTGGGAGGTTCTTTTTTCTCTGGTTCAGACCTACCAGAAAGATTACCACTTACATTTGCAGTAACACGAGAATTTACAGGAGAGGATGTGCTAGATGGAACTCCAGGTTTTTCAATCGCTTTACTAATTCCTTGAGATACTCTGTCACCATTACCAGAGTCTGTTTTTTTACCAATATCAATATTAACACCACCTTGTCTAGTACCAGATGAATTGGCAAAAGATACTCCTGCTCCAGCACGAGTATCACCAGAACCAACACCACTACCAATGCGTCTAGTCACCTTAACTTGAGCACCGGTAGGGGCAATCTCATTCATGAGTTGTTGATATGTTTTCATCAATCCCAGATGGTTTTTATTTATTTATCGAATCAACCCCCATCAACCTGACAACCAACAAGTGCTCCACCTACAATACCAAGAGGGATTGCCCAAAGGCGTCCTTCTTTACGGGATGCAGCAGCACCGATGCCACCACCTGCAATGCCACCGAGAATGCTACCTTCGATACATGAATTGTCATCGGTTCGGTGCTGTGTTTGTGGAGCACGATAATCGCTTCTGGGTTCTGCAGGGATATAATAAACCTCACTCTTATTTTTGCAAGGGACTCGCACCCGTTTCTTTTCAGTCTTCACATAACCAGGATTCCTCATGGTTCCAGGAACATAAGATTCCCGATAGACCCTCTTAAAACACTTTTGATCACGAGCATATCCTGCTTGTGATTCATATGCTTGAGCAGCGGGTGCAACTGAACCGAGAAGGAGGAGTGCAGTGAGTGCGAGTTTCATAGTGACCTCTTTTGGTATGTACTAATTATACTAGGAAAGGGGGATGAAGACCACCCCCCTTGTGCCAGTTTGCTATCAGTCCTCTTCAGCAAGTTTAGCAAAGTAAGACAGAGTGTCGTCTTCGTCAGCAACAGGAGAGGCAGCAACTGCTTTCTCTCGGAAATCAGACACTTCTTGACCCCATCCTTTGTTGGAAGGAGTGATGTCGGAATCATTGAACCCGCCACCAACAGGAGTATCAAACACTGCTTCTTCAGACTCATCAACACGAGGAGCAGGTGCAGTTTTACCAAGCACCAGATTCAAACGTGATTGAAGTTGCTCATAAGACTTGAAGTTCTTAAGATCTTCAAACTCAGCAAGAGAATAGCACTGTTTCCAGATAGATTCTAGTTTATCATCATCAAACTGACCGAGAGTTGCTGGTGCAGCAAACTCAGACTTATCATAGTTCCAATAACCTTCAACCTTTCGGATTTTGACTTTGAAGTCAGCACCCTTCCAGAGGTTGAAAGGATCGAGAGGAGTCTCGTCTGCGAATGCGGGTTGCATTGCTTCTACCAGTTTGTCAAAGATCTTTTTGCCATACTTGTAGAGAAAGACTTTACCTTCGTTCTCGGGGTGAGCAGGATCACTCACGACATAGATGTTACTGTAGTAAGACAGTTTACGCTTTTGAGCACGAGCAATTGCCTTATCAGACTCACGACCACTGTTCCACAGTTCGCGGTTCAGTTCACCGACAGGATCATCCTTGCCGATGGTAGTCAAAGAATTCTCGATATACCACTGCCCACCAGGACCCTTGAAGGCATGACTCCATACCTTTGCGAAAGGCATTTCCTCACTATCAGGGGCAGGAAGGAAACGAATGACAGCAAATCCGTTGCCAGACTTATCCATCTCAGGTTTCCAGAACCGCTCATCAGGACCTCCTGCAGCGGGTTGATTAAGTTTTTCAATCTCTTTAGTCAACTTGGCAAAAGAACTGCCAGCAGATGCTTTTTTGAGAGATGCGAAAGACATGATTGTATTCTCCGTATTAGTTGTGTGTTTTGTGTGTTTGCTACTGGATAATCGTAGCATACTATGTAGGTGGTGTCAAGTCTCTCGACTTGCCGCTTGTTCAAGTGTCTCCACCATCGCATCCATGCACTCAGCAAGATCCTGATACCCAAATGCTTGAGACAAAGCATTGATCCTTGTCTTCATATCTGATGCTTCAGGATCTTCTCTTGAAGCAAGACACAATCGACCATAGAATGTTTTCTGCTTGTCAATTAAATTCTTACATGAAGCAATGTGATCTAATTTCTCTTCCCTATTCATAGTGGGAAGTTGTGCTGTCATTGATGAAACTTGTTGATATGTGTCAAAAATGTCTTGTAGATTTTCCTTTACCTGTTCTGATTGAAAAAAACTCATAACTTAGTCCTTATTTCTGTTAAGATCTCTTGTCTATAACGTTCGCAACTTCCCACAAGAAATGGTTCATATTTTTTTACGCGATGTCTGACATCTTTCCATATAGGGTCGGTCAATATTGTGTCAAACTTAGATACATACCCCAAACACTTTTCAAATATGACTAGTGTCTCTAAACATATATCTCCAGCAAGATAATACTTTAAAACAAGAGGATGTTGTTTATCTTCTATGTAAAATATCTTATCAAACTTATCTTGATATGGAGAACAATATGAATTTAAAAGATACGAAACGTCCTGTCTTAATTTATAACCTAAAGACTCTGAATGTATCTTCCAAGTCTGATAATTACTATCACTAAAACTTTTAATATATCCTTTCGGATCTATAATAAAATTAGCAACAAAGTAGTATAGCATTTCACTATCATCATACTTTGTTGCTAATTTTTTAAAGAAATATCTATCTCGTCTCTGCTCAAACGATTGTTCACTAGCACGAACCTTTCCGTTATATGTATGGTAATCATACGATTCTTTAGTGAAGTGTTGTTTTAATGCAAGGTACATTTTATACACTTCATAACCGGTCACAATGGCAGGACTCCTTTAGATGATTTCTTCATGTAGTTTAACCTCATTGCTTCATGACGCAACCTTTCTTTCAGAGGTTTAGACAAAAGTTTAGGAACAGTTTCAATTTCAATCTCATTCTCAGAACAATACGTTGTGACTGCTTCGATGTAGGAGATCAATCCGTTACTGGATTTAACTAGATTTTCAATTTCATGCGAGAACTTCGCGGAGTTTAAAAATTTATCTGAGACATTTTTCTTAGACATTTTTACTCCTGACGAATTCTTCGATATAGGATTTAAGTAAGTGTAGATAGTCATCAAGATTGTACTTCTCAAAGATTTGAATAGTTCCCTCTTCAGTGGCGATAAGTGTGACAATTTTCTTTACCTCAATACCGGTTCGTTCGAGGAACATTGCTGCGTATGCAGTCTCTTGAACAAAATAGTTCTCGATGTATTCCTCTTTTTTTTCTTTAGTTGAGGTTTTAAAATCGATTACTGCCAACTCGCCATCAAACTCAGCAATACAGTCAACACGACCTGCTAATCCTAGATAATGAGAGAACAAGAATGTTTCTAGGCAATGAATCTTTCCGATTCGATTCAGCGTTTTTTTCGCTGACTGAAACATTCTAACAGATAATGGATTGTTTTCCAAGTATCTGTCTAAATTTAGTTCTCCTTTGAAATAATCTTCTGCGATTGAGTGGAAGGCAGTGCCTCTCTGTGTAGCTCTAGCAGTGATTCGATTAGCCTCTTGTTCACCAATACGTCTTCGCCATTGTGCGAAGAACTGAGCGTTCTTAAACGATGTGATTGAGGTAACACTCGGATAATATTTATCTGCACCAGGAATAGGATAAAATCTTACCCCATCTTGGTTCACAGGTTCGACCTCGGGAACTTTGAGATCGACATTGACAAATTCAAACATTAGAAACCTAAATTATATTTGGAAAGGAGATAAGACTTGACTAAACCAGATCTAACAATGTCTTCGATACTAAACTCTACGCAAGTAAACTCACGCATGTCCTGAAGGATCTTAATGAAATCTGCAATACCAGACTTTTCATTTTCCTTAACAAGATCTGTCTGAGTAATATCACCACAAAACATAATCTTAGAATCTTCACCAACACGGGTGACAATAGAATCTAATTCATGGAAGTTCAGGTTACTGAATTCATCGACAATGACAATAGCGTTATCAAGAGTAACTCCACGAATAAAAGAAGTAGACCAAAACGAAATAGTTTCTTGCGCCCTAAGATTGTCATAAAGCATATCAAATGAATTGTCATCAGGCATACTGAACATGTATCGAACCATGTTCTTGTATGGGATTTGATAAAGTGCCGACTTGTCTTCATGGTCACCCGGAAGGAAACCAATCTCTCTGGTAGGCACCAAAGACCTTACAATGTATATCTTATCATAAGGTGTAGATTCGTCAAGTACCTCTTGAAGGGCAAGGTAAAGCGTGATAAATGTCTTGCCCGTTCCAGCAGCACCATGCAGTAAGATGTTTTGACCTAAACCATACTGCTCAAATACAGTTTCTTGATTTGGAGTCAATGGATTGATAGGCACCATGTAGGACTTATCAATCGGTTTCTTTCTCTTGATCTGTTTTGCAGTCATGTGAGGAGGTACAGGATTGCTTGTAGTGTTACGCTTTCTTGCTCTTGCCATAATCAGGTGAACCTACTTAAGTTTGCACGGGGATGTGCTTTTTGGACTTTAGACATTACTTCTTTAAAACCCTGGTCAGCTTTGGGTTTGCCGTAAATAGTGCCTGTTGGCGATGCTACCTCCCAGTCTTTATCCCAATCAGGATTCTCTTCCTTCCACTGACAATACTCGTTCATTGTCATACGGAATTCTTTTTTCTCTCCCGTCTTAAGATTTTTTACGTTGTAAGTAGGCATTACTCCTCCGTTTCGGGTTTTTTGTTAAATCCAAATGGACCTTCTTTTTCTTCTAGTGCAAGTTTGAGTGCAAGTCCACCAACTGCTTCCATTACTTTAAGAACCTGTTCAGGTTTGACATCCTCTCCAAGTTCCTTAGCAACATACCAATACTTAGGCCAAAATGTTTCACCTGCTTTTTGATAATCTTCAAGTGTGAGTAATTTCATTTCCCAACTCCATAATCAGGTGCGTTCTTTTCAAGTTCACGAATAGTTTCATGCAATCGTGCAACTGCTTTAGTAACTTCAGGAGTTTCTTCCCACTCCCAAGTTTCACCTTTGCTATTTACGAATTGTTTTTTAGTCATTAGTCCACTCCATTGCTTCAGCACAAATAGGAAATTGTTCAATAAAGATACGCTTACATTCGTTAGCGATATCCATATGTTCTTTCTGGGTTCCATGCCCAGATCTCAAATCGATATAATGAATCCATGACCGAACTGAGCCTGTCATGTACATTTTTGTAGGTACAGCGAGGGGAAGCACAAAACGAGCACACTCCTTTGCAATTGATGCATCAAGCATTTGCTGATAGAGTTTCATTCCCTCTTCAAAATGTCGTTGCATTTTGATCTGAAACTCTTGACGGATAAAAGGATCAATATTATCAATAGAATTTTGACGGTTCTTTGTATCCTGTCTTCTCAAGTCAGGAAGAGGGATTTTGTCCGCAAGCATAGAACTATCAGCATACCGTTGAGAAAACTCCTGGAATGTGAACGAACGGTGCCTCAAAATTTGAGCTGCCAGACCCCTAGTAGTATTAATCTCAAGAGTCATAAACGCCTGTTCAAAGACGCTCCAGTGCCCATGCTTGACGCAATACTTAAGAAGACCAGCAACCTTAGGATTATCTTGGTTAGATGGGTTGCTCACCCGTGCCACATACCCCATGTGTGCTTCAGCATCTGGGGTAGCAGAGATTAATTTTACATCACCCATGTTTATCAAATAAAATACGAGAAATCATCCAAAGAGCGAATGCCTTTAGATATCCAATTGTAGCAAGACCAAATAGTCCTGGCATCAACCAGTTCCATAATAGCATAAGAAGGACAGGTTTGACAAATACTCCAATCATCGCACCAATTGCCTCAGCATTCTTCAAATTTTCAGCGTGCTGTTGCTCTTCCTGCTGATTAGCATATGTGTTCATTTTTTCTTGTCCTTTTTCAATGATGGATCGTTCCATAATTTCGGATTCATTTTACCTTCAGATTGCTTCATCGTAATGAAGTCATTTCTATATAGATCCCAATAATAATCAAAGATCTCTACTTGTTTTTTACCAATAACAAGATCGTATTTGATCTCACCATCCATCTTATATGTTACGAGATAAGCAGTATATGGAAGTGTACTATCATTAGCATCTTCTAGAGTACACTCCTTCTTAATGATTTTCAAGAACGATTACCCCACTCAATGGTGGGAAATGCCTCTGAAATAACAGCCTTTGTAATTCTCTTGTACTTGTCATTTAGATTTCCATCTTTTACAAGACAAAGTAGTTCTGCTTCCTCTCCGGACAAACCCTCTAGCAGTTGTACAAACATAGACTCTCTCTTAAGACCTGGAAGTTTGTCGGCACCACCTTTAACAAAGCGATATAACCCCCTATACTCCTGCTCTAGACGGGTATGATCCGTTCCTACAGGTGCATCGTTGGGAGTGTATGGGACATCCCCTTCAGGGAGCATAGAGATCACGCTCTCGTCAAAATTCCAAATCAATAGCTGACGAAGAGCGGGTGTGTTGTATTTTCTAAGGAGATCGACTTTCTCCTTTTTAGTTTTTGCATTAGAGACCTTGCGTAAGATCTCACTAATAAGCAACCTAGCGTTGCTATTTTCAATTGATGTTGTAGGCATAATTAACTCCTGAATTCATTCTTCATCGTCCTCAGACAGATGTTCATCCCAAATTGATGGTGGTCTGACATAGATTAACTCATCCATCAACATGTTTCCATCTTCATCAAACATTTCTGGGTGTGTAACTGATTTAGCATAAGCAGCGTTTTCGATATAATCTTCAACGTATCCCTTTGCCAACCAAGAAACGGTAATTCCTATAAAGAAAGCACCGATTGTAACTAAAACAACTAATGCTGTTAACATGGTTTCCCTCCGTTTGTGTGTATCTATAATATTGGAAACCGTACTCCTAAATTTGAACTAAAATTATTTAGGATTAAATCAGTTTGTTTTCTTGAAGATAATGCAGAGTGTCCTTACACCCTCCAATATGTTTATTGTCTATAGAAACTTGAGGAAACGTTGCGCCTTCACCAAACTCATCATAGAACTGTTGTTTGGTAAAATGTTTCTCAAACTTGTACTCCAAATATTCAATTTTGAGGTTCTCAAAAAGTTGACGAACTCTTTCACACCATTGACAATTATCCTTTGAATAAAAAACAGCTTTCATTTTAAATTATATGAAATGAGAATAAAAAAGGGACCTCTAGGGTCCCCCTTAGTGTTATCTATACGAGGATCAGAAGGAATACTTCAGACCCAGTTTAGCACCATAGCCGCGGTCGATGTCCTCATCGCCACTACCAACGAAGGAGACTTCGCCATATGCACCCAGTGCATCGGTCACAGCAACGCCAACACCTGCCTTACCAGAAGGGACGGTATCGGTCTCACCGCCGTCAGGACTGACCAGCGTAGCGCCTCCCTGAACATAGTAGGAAGCAGACTCACCCAGAGCGCCTTCGTAGCCAACGTGAAGATCTGTGGCGGCACCAGAATACTCCGAACCAGTCCAACCAGCATTGGTTTCTACGTTAACGTAGGGTCCTGCAACAGCAGCGCCAGCAGAGACAGACAGAGCAGCAGTTGCTGCGAATACAGTTTTGATCATTTGTTAATACCTTTTTTACTTGCGGAATGAATACCCGCAGATGAAAGCAATCTCGACTTGATTGCGTTCCGTATATTGTACCACACTATGTACTGCAGGTCAAGTGTGACAGAATGTAACGGTCTCAGTATTTATACGCATAAAGATTTCAAAATATCACTCAGATGTTTCGGATATCCGTTGTTCTGTTTCTAATTGTTTCCGTTCTAATGCTTTCTTCGCTTGTTTCTTAAGCATCTTGACATATAGAAGTTCACTCTCAGTGTAGTGACTGGGATTCTTTTTTGCTACTTTAAGAATCTTTTTCGCTCCTTTGATAGTGTCTTTGTATCTCATTTAATTTCTCCTGTTCCTTTCGTGACTCAACTAACAACTTACCTACGCTTATGCTTCCCTCGTAATATGAATCTGGGTCTATCTGTATATCAACAACGTCATCCAAATCGACAATTGAATCAAAAACTAAATCTCCATCTCCAACAAGTTCTCTCAACTCATCAGACAATTGATCGTTTGGTATTTTTGGTAGTTCCATATAATTATTTAGACAAAAAAAGAGGGTCCGAAGACCCCCAGTATATCTTGAAAAACCTTACAGGTCAATTTTTTGCCGAAGATTTTTTTTCGACTTCTGGAGAAATCAAAGTGCATTTCCTCTAGGCAGAACCTCTTCAGGGAACACGAAGTTCTCATGAGGTTGATCAACTGGTGCCAACCATGCACGAAGTCCTTCATTCAGAAGAATGTTTTTTGTATAGAAAGTCTCAAATTCTGGGTCTTCTGCTGCACGAATCTCTTGAGATACAAAGTCGTAAGCACGAAGATTAAGAGCGAGTCCAATAATACCGATAGAACTGACCCAGAGACCCATGACGGGAACGAAGAGCATAAAGAAATGCAACCAACGCTTATTACTAAAAGCAACACCGAAGATCTGTGACCAGAAACGGTTCGCAGTAACCATCGAGTAAGTCTCCTCCTCTTGCGTAGAGTCAAAAGCCTTAAAGGTATTTGCTTGATCCCCATCTTCATAGAGAGTATTCTCCACAGTTACGCCATGAATAGCACTGAGTAGTGCTCCACCTAGGATACCAGCAACACCCATCATATGGAATGGGTTGAGCGTCCAGTTATGGAAGCCCTGTAGGAAGAGTAGGAACCT